ATAGAATTGAGCGCCTGTCGCTAAATAGCCATAATATTGATTGCCTGTCGCAGAATGTCCATAGTTTTGTTCGCCTGTCGCTAAATAGCCATAGAATTGATCGCCTGTCGCCTCTCGTCCATAGAATTGATCGCCTGTCGCAGAATAGCCATAATATTGTCCTCCTGTTGCAGAATAGCCATAATATTGATTGCCTGTCGCAGAATGTCCATAATATTGATGGCCTGTCGCAGAATGTCCATAGTTTTGTTCGCCATTATATAGATGCCCTACATATGCAATATTCCCAGCTAACCCAGTATTATTTAACAACAAATCTTCCACATTATCAGGAAAATACTTATTTTCGATATAGTCAATCCACTTATAAACCGCATTTTGCCAATAATTAAAATGTTCAACACTCGGTTTTTCTGGAACACCTAAGCCATCTAAAATCCAGCCATCATCTTTTCTGCTTGTGCCTGGATCATCAATATTGATTTCATTTATATCCCAAAATGGTAATTCTGTTGGTTTTGCCATATTTTTTAATACTCCTTATTTATAATAAACTTGCAAAATAACCACCTACATCAGGATCGTGTATAGTTCCGAAACCTTTTCCAATAGGATCTTGAGCAAAAGCAAATAGATTTTCTTCATTATCAACATCCTGATAATCTATATTGTCAATTCCTAATGTTTTTGGTAGTTGTCGCATTAAAATAACTTGTTGCGGTGTAAAACTACCTTTTATTTTATAAGTTGCCTCAAGCGTTGTTGTACAAATATATTCAATTTCGGCAGATGGGAAAATCAACCTTAAAATATCAAGCGTATTCTCAACCCTCATGTCACAATTATTAATCATGATTTGCACATTTAATAAAAAACGGTAATTACGATCACCCATGTTCGCTGATCGTCGTAAGCCTAAAATTAAGCCAAGCTCGTCAAGCTGTATGTCGGTCGCTTTTTCTAATTGCCTTTTTATACTTAAATCCTGAAATACATCAAAAAGATTTTGCGTTTCCTGAAGGAAAATAGACATAAACGCCCGCATTTTTTCAGAAGTTTTAAATTGATACGGCAATCTTTTCAAGCCATCTTCAATAAAATTAGGTTCTGATTCATACAAGATATTTGGCATTATATAATATTAACCTCAATATTTGCGGTGTTATAAGTTGATATTTCTTCAGACGTTACAGCAAGGTTCGCTGTGTTTGTTGGAGATGACGAAAAACCCAATTTTATTGTTGCATCTAAAACACCCTCAACGCTCATGATAGGAATAAAAAAACGTGAAGCAAGCACATCATCCGATATTTTAAAATTTATATCCCCAAATTCTTTAACAAGCTCTTTAATAATTTCCGTATCAGTACCAATAAATTTCGTACTATCAACCGTGATATCAATATCAAAATAAACAGGTTTTGCTGTCGGACGTGTAAATTTTACTGTTTGATTTGTACCCGTAGAATCTACGACAACAACAGACACCGCCCCCGATGATAAGATTCCTTGTGGGGTATTAATCCAAACCGCCAGCCCTATGTCAGCATCAAGCCCACCATAGACAACGCTCCTGAAAGTGTGAGCCGGTACGCCGTCAACTGTCGCATTTGTTCCGTTAGAGGTAACAACGGCATCAAAAACATCTTTTATATTTAAAAGTTGAGATTCTAAGGCATTTTTTGTATTCTGACCGGCAATAGCAACAGAACTTTCACGCCTGATTCTTAATTCTGTGTCTGATTCCTCAAAACGTCCAGCGGTTACAACATCAACATTTGTCGCTGTGTCTACTCCGTATAGAGGGTTTATAATTTCTGTAATCGTTCCTGCACCCGAATCAAACAAGCCTTTTTCGATACTTTGTGAAGGAATTATAACATTAATTGCGCCTATAGTTCCGTCTTCTGTCGTTTTATAAATATATGAATTTGAATTTCCGACCTGAAAACCTGCTGGAATAACCGTTCCGGCAGTTCCCGTAAACGTCAAATCAACTGTTGAATATTCTGCCGGTTGTCGTTGTATTCCATTAAGCTCAACGACATTTGAAAGCATTACGCCTTGTGCCGTTCTTGGATATTGAGAATTATAAACGTCTTCTGCAATTTCCCATATTTTCGAATAAGCCTCGGCATGAATAGCGATCGACCTTGAGAAATTGCTTTCCGGGGTAAGATCTATATTCTCGCCCCATAAATCTTTTGCCTCATCCTGAAATTGTGTAATCAGGTCAACTAATCTTTTTCTGTTAAAACCTGTTGAAATCAAACCAAATTCAGCCATATATTTATTTTACCTCGATATTTATTGGTATATTCTCGTTAACAACAATATCAACTGACATTATCCTTGTATCACGATCAAGAATGATGTTCAATTCGTTTAAATTCCTTACATTTTCTGTTTCTGTTATCGCTACACGGAAAATTGAGTAAATAGTTTCCATATCTGAAAAATTCGAATCAAAAACATATTGAGTGTACGGTATCCCGATATTCGTATTTAAAAACCATTCTCCAAGAAGGAATTGAAGCTTAATCGTAAGGGTTTGTTTTAATTTTTCGGCTTCGTCGGTGACAATTGCCAAGTCAATTCCGTCCAAATAATAATCATGATTTTCATTTAATTTTATATCCATATCAAAAAAACCTTATGGTAATTTCACATTGTCAACTTTTGCGCCTGACATATCTGCAACGGCTAAAGTTGCCGGTGCGCTTGTCGTCGCTGTTGGGCTGCTGTATACCGCTACATTATATTTCCCAATAAAAGTATTTAACTCTGTTTTTAAATTGTCAAAAGCTGTTTTCATATCCGCAAACGAAACCGCATTATCACTATCCCCATTCAGCAAAACATTACCTGATGGCGTTAATTTTATAAATCCTGAATTGCATTTTATCACGAAATTAACGGGATCAAAACTTTCAATTACATCAGTTTGAGGATACATAAAAGGGATTGCAAAAGCGTCTGACAACGAGTGCTTCCGAATGTTTTCTGGTGATTTTATTTCTCCTGATAAAAGCCAATTATCGATAGACCTTTCAGCAAAAATTATTAAAACATGATCGCCAACTTCAATCGGGCATGAAAGGCTGAATGTTTTTGATTTGAAAAACCTAATAGGAACATCAAGCAACATCGGTAAATTAACCAATTCACCATCGATTTTTCGTTGCAAAGTTGGTTGTGCGTCAATCAATTGTGTAGCTGGATCAAAGGTTTTTATAATGGCTGGCAAACAGGTATGTAACTCTTTTAATCTCGAGTCAATCGCTGTTTCTAATACAGATTCTAAATTTATTCTCGGATCTGCCATTTAAAAAACTCTCCCATGAATAGTTGTAGACCATTCATTATCGTGTGTATCGCCCTTGTGAACTAATTTGTCGATCCGGTAAATACCATCGTTTTTGATTGGTGGCACTTTTTTGAAAAATAAATTTCCTGCGTTAATTTTTTCTGTAATGCTTTTTATTTCAAATCTACGTCCCAATTTTATTTGAGGTAATAACAAATTTTTTACCGTCACGCCGATATCTGATCTTTCAGGGCTTCCAATCATTCCTGAGCCTTGATTGATTATGAATGGTGGTGTGTCATCTATCGGCTTATTTTTTTCAGTCGTTTCAATGATTCCATCATTGATAGAGAAATCAAATCCTCAATCATCTGCCATTTGTTTCAGCAAATCTTTAACGTTTCCCGATATTTGCATTGTTCTAAGCAATGATTTATCGCCATTTAAACATTTTTTTAAGCCATCGGTTATACCTTTTGAAACACCATCAAGCTTTCCGGTTAAAACTCCGAACATTTGTTTTGTTGTCGTGCCAGCCGGAACTGATTCATTTATTGTTGCATTATTAATACTGTCTATCGCATCGCCACAAAACAATTCTGACACCCAGTCAGGTGCAAGATATTGATGAACAACATTTATGATATTCCCTGAAAAAAGGAGCGGTGTATTATCTTTATATCCAGCATATAATAAAACTTTCAATCCGGCTTTTTCAACTTTAGACCTACTATCAGCTTTCATATTGAAAATTTTAATATTCGCTTTATTCGGATAACCAACAAGGCTCTTCTCTACATTAAATTGGCATCTCAAATCTTCAATAAGTAGATCGTCAATCTCAATTTTTATTTTCCGGTCGAAAAACATTATTTTAAATATATCTCCGCTTGCATATCTTTTAATGTGTCTCTTTCAGGATCGTTTTTATAATTAAAAATCATATCGAAATCTATTTCGGGATATTGTGCAAAAATATAAATCCCTGAAATTAGTTTTACACCATCGACAACGTTTTTTTTATTGGCATCCATTATGCTTAAAGTCCAAAAACCAATTGGATTCCAAAGCTGCCGGAAATTATACAACTTTCCATTTACAACCAAAGAGAAAAAATTTTCTGGCATATTAAAAAATGTCATCTTGCCGTAATATTCCATTAAGCCACCTTCCCTAATCCGCTATCACTCGCCGGCGTAGCTCTGTCGCTTGTGTCGCTATCTGCAAATTCTGCTTTAGGTGGCGCTTCGATACCCACAATATTTATTTGCGTTAAGGCTGCCGTAAAATTTAAAATATTGCCACTTGAGCTGTCTTGCGTTTCAGACAATGATTGAATAACCACATCTTTATATTCTTTCAATCCCTGATACAACGTGAAAGGCTCTTTTGAGGTAAAAAGTTTTAATAAATCATTCCAGACTTTCTCAATTTTCTTTTCACCACGAATCAAAGACGCAGCATTTTGAACGGCTTGTAATGTGCTTGAACTTGCATTACTGACAATACCATTTAAGCTGAAAGTCATTGGGTCTATTATTATATGGTCATTAAAATCAGTTCCAGATTCAACCGGATTTTTAGTGACTCTGGCTGTAGCGTTTGCAGATTCTGACAACACCGCATCTATCTTGATTTCACCAATCAATGAACCTTTTCTTTTTATAAGAGATATTAAACCCATTTAATACTCCACTGCTGACTTTAAATTTGTGTGTGCACCTGCGTACTGCTCGTTCAGAACATTTGTTATCGTTTTTCGAACGTCTGCTGTATTACCGCCGTCAATTTGTATATTTATACTCGGTTTAGACTCGTTTGTTGTTTGATTATTCGTGATATTGCTTGTATTTTGTCCGGCTGCCGCTGTTGGTACAGGATTTTTCTCTTGCGCACCACCAATCATCCCAATATTCAAACCTGGAATTTTATTTAAAAGCTCGACACCTTTATTGATTGGATTTATAAAACTTTCGGCAATCTTCACGCCAAAATTTATAACTTGGTCACCAAGCTTGCTGAACCAATTACTGATATCACGCAACATCATTCCGGCGCCCTCAATAGCATTGTCAAGCTCATCCGAAAATAACAGCTTCCATCCTTCACCGATTTTACCAATCCAACCAAGTAATATATGGAGGCTTTCTGTTAATTTTGGAAATTTGGAAAGTAAAGCCCCAATCGCCGAATCTCCACCGGTCTGAAACTTTACAAAATCTTCTATAATTAAGCCAAGTAAAATCGGAATAATCAAGAATGAAGCATTAAGAGCCGTGAAAGCTCCCACCACTAACATTATTGCATTCTCCCAACCGCCAAAACCTTGGATTATTACATCTATAACACTATAAACCCTTGTTCCTATATTCACAACGCCTGATAAAAATTTAACCATTCTCTGAAAAAATGCTGTAATGCCGGACTTGATTATTTTTTTATTAACTATAAAAAACTGCTTGAAAGCCAGCATTGCTTTTGTGAAAATTGGCATAAGTTTTGAAGCCAGAACAGAAGATAAACCCTTGAAAATTGTTTTCACATCAAGCAGGCTGTCGTTGTAATCTGCTGCCTCTTTTGCACCCTCTTCACCGATTGTGAAATTAAGTTCCTTTGCTCGTTGTATTTGTTTACGCATCGCATCTGAACCGTTTTGAATAGATAACAAGAGGTCTGAGCCAATACCTAATTTTTGAGCAAATTCGAGTTTTTCCGCTTGTGTGCCAAGACCGGCAACTGAATCAGAAATCTCAAATAACATTTCATCCGCTGATTTTATTCGCCCTGTTGCATCTGTTGCCGATAATCCAAGCATTCCAAAAGTTTCAACTCCGCTACCCATCCCCCTTGCAGCTTCAGACGTTATTTTAGAGAGACTTTCGAGACTGCTGTTCATCGATCCAATAGAACCGCCGTTCAATTCTGCAATATATCCGAGTTCTTGCATAGCCTCGATATCAACGCCAATTCTTTCAGATAGCTTCCCTGTTTTATCGTTTGTCTCGGCTACTGATTTCGTGAAAGTAAAAATACCGGCAACCGCAGCACCAGAACTGGCGACAACGCCGACTAAGCCTTTTACGACTGTTTTCATGCTATTGTTAAACTTTTCAATGTTTTTCCGGTCATATTGAAAAGAAAGTTTTGTTATTAGGTTCTCAATTACTTTATCAGCCATTCGTTTTCCTATTTGCTATATATTCGGCTTCTTCTTTTAAGCTTAACATCTCATCTAAATAATACATATCTGAAAGACTGTAAATCGTTTGCAATTCATTTAATGTTGCCATTTTTCCTAAGATCAACCTCGCAACAAAAGGTTCAATATTTAATTTCCGGTTGTCAGCCCGTCCGCTTTTTTGATGCGCAAAACGAACTTTTATGACTCCCCCATTGCAAAGTTCACCTCTAAAATAAAAGCGACAACCTGCCAAGCGTCGTTAATTCTTCCGGCAAAATGTTCTGAAAAATCAATCTTTTTAGGAATTATCAAATCATTTTTTTCAATTTCTTCAAAAACGCCTTTTTCAAAAAGAGACAAAACAAAATTAACGGCTTTCTTATCGTTAAAATCATCTAAAACCGGCTTGATTGCTTGCATTAACTCATCTGGTTTTGCTGTTCCACCTAATAAATTTAAAACTCCTGAACCCAGTAAACTAATCAATTTAGCTTGAGTTTTTAAAGCTCTTACACCGTCCATTTGTGCAACTAAATAAACTACACCATTAATCTCTTTTTTCTTTTTTTCTATTGCCATTTTTTTTAAGCCTCCATAAACCAAAAAAACTATAAAATTACAACTGTCGCAAAATCACCCTGTAAAACCCACTCCATCGAGTTTGCCCCCGCCCCCCGTGTAAAGGTCGGATATTTTTGAATCCAAGCATTATTAACAAAAATTGTTTCGCCTGATTCTTTATTTGACACGATAAAAGGCATAACATTTGCGCCTGTCTCACGATCAAGGTTGAAGATGGATGTTAAATCCTTATTTGAATCGCTTGTTTGAAGCAATTTTAGCGTAATAGTTACAGAGTTATTTGTTGTCTGAACCCTTACACCGTCACCGTTTGCCCCTATCATCTTTGTAAACTGATCTTCATCAAATTCAATTGAGATTACATCGTCACCCTCTGCGAAGCCGCCAATTTCAGTTATGCCAAAAATAACACTTACATTTTTAAATGAAAAATTTTTAAATTGAGCCATTTTCCAAAATCTCCTTATATTGATACCGTACCACGAATGGCAACTTTATTTATACCACCTGTTAGATCGGCTGTAAAAACTCCGTTTGGCAACAATCTATCGTCTCTATCTGTCTGTGATATTTCTGATTTTTTAGGGAAGGAAACTTTAACTGTTCCCTCTTCTAATATGCCTGTTTTCACGCCGTATGTATCCAGCGAACTTTTCAGTCTGTTTTCAACAATCGTAATACCGCCGTCAGTCATCGGGATAATGTCTTTTTCAAGTAATAAGCCCATTAAACTTTCTTCTGTCCGTGCCTGCAAAAAATCAACATTTCTTATAATATCAATATATTCACCATCTTTATCAGCATTTCGACCGCCGCAAGTTATCCCTGGGTGAACAAAGTCAGCAGATAATGTTTCGGTGTAAACGTTGCAATTAACAGAATAACAAGCGTCAATTTGATCTTTTGTGAGACTCGATGCCGGAATATCTATACCACCAAAGCCAGCCCCCCCAAATGTTTTATAAGCCCAATTTGTAGAACCTATAGCCTTCGGAGTTTGCAAGCCAGCCCACGCAGCGCAAGGGTAAAAAGAAGAGTCTGCATAATAAATTAAAACTGTTCTCTTGTAATTCAAATTTTTGAGATAATAAGCTAAGGTTGTCGTGTCACCTGAAGTCAAGGTATTCACATCGTTTGTCGTAGCAATTAAAATCTTATACCGGCTTTCAATTGATGCGGATAACAGTTTCATTTCAGCATCAGTTCTCAAATCTTCAACAACGCCAATCACCGCCCATGAATTATCAATAATTTCAATTGCTGAAATAGCTTCTTCCATCGTTTCATCACCTGAAAGAAAACGACCGAAAAGTAATTTTTCTGGCGATGAATAAAAAGGATCTTGACCAAAAAAACTTAAAGCAAAATCATATTCTGCACCATCCCCAAAAAAATCATTCACGGCTTGTGGGGTTGAAAAAGATTTTACTCTATCAACTATCGTTAATGTTGCAGAATCGGTTAGACAAAGAACTACACCGAATCCGGCGCTTGAAACTCTCGGCGTATCTTTTTTAATCTCAATATCGATAAAACGTTTAATAGGTCTATCAGTCATTTTCTTTATGCTCCTATTGTTTTGTTATTTATTTCAATTTTTTGTATATCTGTTATTATTTCCGTTTCTAAATCTCGCAAATGAAAAACTATATCAAATTGTCCTCGCTCTTCAAAATCCTTGTTTATTTCTTCCGGTATTTTTTGAATCTGAGTAGTAGAAACATAACCTAAACCACCAGTCCAAATCAAATCTGAAACTGTTTCAACCATTAAGCTTTTTTTAATATCGATTGCTCTTTGAAAAGCATTTTCTCGAAAAGTGTTGATACTGATCGTAACAAGTTGTAAATTCGAATAATCTCTTTTTATTGTTCCGTCTGTTTGCCTTTCTTCTTTCGTGTCCCAATATCCAATAGCTTTTTGAAAAATGATGTTTATTAATGTATATTCATTTTGCGGTCTAATGTTACCTTGATATGCAAAAATAACTTGATGTCCTAAAAGACCATTTATCCAACTATATAAAACATTTTCAATTTCAGATATATTCATATTCGTTTGCAAATCGCCTTATAATAATTACCAATAAACGCTCTTGAAACGTTGTAGACTTTCCATTCTTGACTCTTATAAATAACTATATCACTTTCGCCCGTCTTTGTTGCAGAATTTAAAGGAAAAACTGTATGCACTTTTATTGCTTCTTCTGTCCGTGTGCCTTCAGGTAGAACTTTTAAATCATCCGCACCTGCAACTTGCACGACACCTTGAAAAGAAAGTTGTTTGTCCACATCAAAAACAAACCTGCCATTTTCATATGAACCGGACATTCTTTTACAGGTTAAAAGTTCTTTCCATCGATTTAAAGCTCTTGAAACATCGTTTTTCATGATCCGTGTACCTTATATTTTATAGAGTTTTTAAGCTGTCCGGTGTCAATCAGTGGGTTTGAGCTTCCTTTTTTTGCTTTTGTCGCTTCGCTGTTCGCCGGTGACTTAATATCAACAATTTTTTTCTGAATTTTACCGGATAAATATTCGCCCAATTGACCTAACGCATTTTTCGTTGTTTGTTCACCATCCAGAATTTTAACCAACATTTTGTTTTGAATTTGGATGAGTTTTGTTTTCTCATCTGCCAATGTCGTTCTAAAAAAAGACCTTTCTGGTACGCCTATGCCGAACTCATGTCTATAGCCGATTGTCGCAACCGTTAAGGGGCTGTCGTCGTGTTGCCCTGCGTCAATTATCCCAACATCAACAACACCGCCTGTTTTAACCCTTTTCTTAATAGCATCAAACCCACCTTTTTTTTTAGTGTGTTTAAACGACACCGCAAGCAACCCCCAATGTTTTTCGCAAAGTTAAATAGCGTTGACCGTAAACTGTAGACGAATAAAAAGCTTCTGATTGATTTTCACCAACTGGGATTCCAAGCGTAACACTTACTCCATCAACCGCCTTAGATGTCACCGCCCCTGCTGCCTCAACATTCCCTGTATTTGTTTGATTCGAAAGAGTAAGAAAATGTGCTGAAAGATATCCAAGCCCTAAATCATATTTTTTACCCCAGAATAATTTATTTAAAATTGTTGTAGCTTCATCGATAAAGATCTGAATTTTTATATCTGAAACTAAGTCAAATTCATTAAACCTATTTTTAAACCATTCTGGAGTAATCATTTTTTTTATCTTCGACCTTTTAGAATAAAACTACCAATAGAAAGAATCGCCTGAACGACTGAATTTGATTTCCATTTTTTATTAAGCCCTATAATTTCGCTAAACAATGCATAAACTGTACCTGCAATTGCAATAATTGTTGTCGGATCTGTTGGCATTATTTCCCACCTTTATTAAGCTTTTTATTTTTTGTTTTGGCTTTTTCGGCTGTCTTTTTTTCGTCTTCAGACAGGTCACCGGTTATAATCTCACAAAACTCTTTCCACATCGCTTTGGCTGCTTTATTTCCACGCACATAACAATCTAAATCTTTTTTATTTTCAAAGTCAATATTGTTCATGCCTGGAAAAAGTCGCAATGTCTGTTCATTGTTTGCTTTAAATGCTAAAACTTTTGTACTGCTGTTTTTCACAATAATCATTTTTTTTGTAGCCTCCATTTTTTTTAATCATAAGGTGGGTTTTTACGCCCACCGAATCAAAAACTAAATTCCGTCCGCATATCTTGCAGAACCTGGATATCTAAATTCTACACCACCACATTTAAATTCGCCTGGAACTTCAAAACCTCTTCCTTTTCGCTGTGGAGCGGAAAATTTCAGTGGCATTGGAACATGAAAAACAACTTTGTCCATATCTTTTGTATATGCCATCATTCTATCAGTACCACCTGCACCAGCGCCTGCAAGCTCTGGTGTGGCAATAATATCACTCACACTTTTCAAAAATGGCGAACTATTGATAATCGCCTGCATGATAGTTATGCCACTTAATGCACTCAATAGCGTACCTGCAAGATAGTTCCATTGTGCAGTTGGTAATGCAAGCGTATCAGCCGACTCAACTTGATTTGTATCAACATTAATATCGGAAAACAAATCATTGATATCTTTAATGATTTGTTCAGGTGTCTTGTTTGAAAACTCCGTTCCTGAACCTGGATTTGCAACTGCCGAAGCTGTAACATTCGGATTATTGATGAAGCCTGGTAAATTATATTCTGTATCTCCGGTCATAGACGTTTTTTGAAGCAATTCCTCATAAGCTCTTCGAGAGGCATTTGATTTAAGCTGTGGCAATGGTCTACCAAGAAAAATTGCCTGTCTTAATTCTTCATCTGAGTAATTATAACCGGTGGCAGCAAGCTCAACCGGAACTTCAACTTTTTTTGTACCAATTTCCGAAATAGGCACGTCTAAAGACTTTGTACCAACAAATTTCGCAACCGCTTTACCATCCATATAGAAATATGTAATAGAAGTTGCATGCTCCCCTGCTTCGTTACTTACTGGAATGAGCTGATTATATGTAATCGCTTTGTATTGTTTCTCAAAAAGCTTTTTTTCGAGGTACGATAACTGACTTGTAAGAAAAGCAAGCCCAGAACCGGCATCATAATTAAATTGTTTTGGCATTTAAAAAACTCCTTATCTTATTTTAATTTTTGCCAGTGTTCCGGCTGCTGCTGTTGTTTCAAATATAGCCCCGACAACGACCTTTGCTGTATCGACTGTTAAAACTGGATCTGCATCTTTTCGAAACCTACCCAAAATATCAAGCGGTGCTGTATTGGCTGTATATCGAAAAAAAACAGGATCGCCCGGGACAACTGCCTGCTCGACATATACCCAAATCACGCCGAAATCAACAACGTTCATACTTGAATTTTCATTATAGCCATGAAAACCATTGTCTTCCGTAACACCTGCACTGGTGTATTCGGTTACGCCAATAAACTCATCTGTTGATGCACTTGGCAAAGTTGCTTGATTGTCTGCTGTTCCTCGGACAACCGCCCTGCCAAACTCAATATTTGAGCCTTCAGCAACCTTCGTAATACTGTTAATAAGCTGCAATGAATCACGTTGCCCTTCAAAAGCCGCATCATGAAAAGCTGGATAATCTGAACTTGATTGAACTGGCATTGTTTACGCCTCCTCAACTTTTAGAAAGTCTTTCATGTAATTTTTTCTTGATTCTTCTCGACTGTCAACCGTTTTACCATCTTTTGATTGAAAATCTTTTTTGAAGTTTTCAAGATTGTCACTTGTTTTTTTTGCCTTTGCAATTGCTATATCATACGACGCATTGATATAGTCTGTTGATTTTCCCGACATTTCCATATCAAGAACAGCTTTCACAACGGCTGATTTTATTTCTGAATCGCATGATAAACATTCTGGCATATAATCACCGAGAATTGCTTTTGCATCAGAAAGCAGAATCGCTTTTTCGGTTACAAGCTTTGCAATATCATCATCAGATTTTTTATCTTTTTCAATAACATCAGCCTTCGCTTTTGCCTCATCTTTTTCTTTTTCGGCTTTAATTTTCTCTTTTTCAGCCTCATCTTTTTCTTTCTTTTTCTCTTCCAGTTTTTTCATGAAAGCGTTTTTTTCAGCGTCAAAAGCGTCTTGCATTTTTTTGATCGCCTGTTCAAGCTGTGGATTATCCGTATCAAAAGATATTCCATCAATTGTAATTGCCATTTTTATCTTCTCCTTGTTGTCAGTTGTTATCTTACAAGCCGAACCACAACGTCCCGCCTGAACAATTGCCAGATGATTTGCTTTAATATTTTTTTGTATATAATCATATTTTTGACCGTCCCATAAACCTGTTTTTTTTACTAAATCGTTTGAATATCCAACTGAGACCTCTTTCTTACCTGATTGAATTGCTTTAATCGTTTTTTGATCTGTAATCGTAATAATGCCTTTTAAAACTTTCAGTTTATCATCAAAAAAAACCCCTGAAACCGTCCCCGTCTGGAGGCTCTTGACATTAGCAACGGAAACAGGGGTAAGAGGGTGATTGTTCGTTACAATTAAATTCGTAAAACTCTTTATGCTATCGTCAGAACTTACTTCATCAACCGACCTAAAAACTTTTACAACTTGCTTTTCTTCATCGTCAAGTTCGAGTTCGCTTGATAAATAATCCTGAATCCCTATCCTTGCAAGTGTGACGGTGGCAGTCAAAAAACCTGTTTCTTCGTCAATTGTCGCTTTTAATTTTGTTGCTTTATCATATATATATGCCATAAAAAACCCTTTTAAATTTCGAGTACAGAAGCATAGCCACATCTGCAATTTATATCAGTAATGCCAGGTTGTATAAATTTTTTACAAGTTTTCGACCATGCCCCTTTTTTTAAATCAAATTCTTTATGGTTCAATTCAGCATGGCAAGTCCGTACCCGCTCATCATCGCTCGTTAGAAAAATTCCTTTCTTAATCCCCAATGCCGCAGATCGTCTTACATTTATTTGAGCTGCAATTGTTTGAGTCTCATTCCTTGCTATTAATTTTATTCTATTCGATAGTTTTGAATTAACACTACCAACCCGGCTCGTTATTTGATTTGCAATTTCCGAATATCTTTGCCCGGATGCAACACCGTTATTCACCACAATTTCAATTTGTTTTAAATACTCATCCGGCATATTTTCAATCAAGCTAATATTTTTATTTATATTCAAATCAATAAAATCTTGTAAATTTTCTTCTTGAATTACGCTACCATAATCAACACCGGTTGCTTTTACTATAGCCCCGTCAAATTTTTGTTTATTCTGATCGTTCAATTTTTCGACCATTTGAGTTGCCGTTGTTTGTGCAAAACCTAAAGAAACAATACCTGAAAAATATTGATTTAATTTTTTCATAATCAAATTTAGCTGAGTTGAAAAACTATCGATAGTATAACCTTTTTTATTAGCATATAGAAAAGGCAACAGTTCGACTCGAACTGCTCCCGACATACTACGCCCCAATTTCATAAGCTCTTTCTGATACATAAGCTCTTGAGACTTAGTTGTTTTTGTTGGTGGTATTATTATTTTCGTTTTCTTCTTCTTCATATTCCTCAAATTCAAGCTCTAAAGCTTCTTTTTCTTCTTCAATTCTTGAGGTATCTATAGTTGAGTAAGTTCCCGTTTGTGCCAAACTTGATAATACATCTGTTTTTTCGATAAGACCGGCATTAAAATAACCTAAATCACGTTCTTTTATCTGAGCCTCAACATTCGCTTGTTCTTCTTCAGACAACTGTTTCAGAGGCAGGAATTTATAAGGTAAAGGTTTCTCATTTAATTCAGATTTAAAAATAATCGCATCTATACGATCTAAAACTGGTTTAATGTTATTTGTTTGTAATGCTAATAAATAATCAAAATAATTCAACATATCTGATTCGCCTGTAGCGTTTAATCCGCCGGGCGATGTTCCCCAAAAACGGGTAACAGGAATATTAAAAGAACCTGCTACATTTTGTTTAAAAGCATTGTAAATATCAGCTAAATTCGTGAAGCTGGTTGACTTTTTTTCGTATGAATCCTTCGTATCTAAAACAATTCCATTTACAAGGCTTTTCATTTCGTTTAAAATTTTCAATCTTTTTAAAACAAGATCATCCTCGCCCTCTGCGATCATTTCATAAAGCCCTTCAATTTTATAAACATCGATACAAGCTTCGTAAAGCAGGGTTGAAATTGAATTTGAAACAAGTTGACAGTCTTTGACAGGCTCCCACTTTTGATCAAAAATCGAATTACCCCAGTAATAATTTTTTTCAAGCTCGAAAATTGTTGGATTCGAGCCGTTTGTTTTTATTACTCTTGAATGATGAATCCGAGAACCGTTGTCTCTAACAACACTATAATATTCAGGCTCGCCATAATTTTCAGAAAGAATATTGAGATTTATTGTTTCTGGGAAAATATTATAACGATCTAATACAACAAAATTTCGTAATGATTCGGGCTTAATCGAATCAATATCTAATGGCTCTTCAGGGTCTTCACCGTCAATAATTATTACAATAACCGAACCACCAAAAAGTCTTGACCATTTAAAGTTCGTCTCGACTTTCTTTTTGATTTGAAATTTTTCGTATATTTTTTCTATTTTATCTTTTTTTTCTGAATCTTCAACATTAAATTCACGCCATTTTTTTAAGGCATCTTCAACGGGGATATCGATTCCTTTAGCAGCAATCCAGTTATAAGTGTATAAATCGTTTGCCATCTGTTGTGTAATCGGTTGACCGGGCAAATAGATATCATTCATTCTCGGATCTTTGCTTGTCCCTAATCCTTTTAGAACATTTGCAAAACCATCTTTTAAATTTTTTATAACTTTTTTCAAGTTTTATTCACCCCAAGAAAAATGATTTCCATCTGGATTTCTGAATGAACCGCCCCATGTGCCGCCTAAAGATATCCAAAATTTGCCAATCAAATAATAATCAGTTGAGCGTTTTAAATATTTTCCGTCTTTAAACAGATTCAAGTCCATTGCCAGTCTTCGATAATGAAAGCTATTTTTACAATGCCCTGTATGAGCATAAGCATCACCTACTGTGCAAGTATAATTATTATTATGGATAAATTCAATCAAAAGACCTAAATTTTTTGTAAATTCAAATTGTTGGTTTAATAATTCACTCATTATTCATAATATCCTTTTTTCTTTGTGTATCGTTAAACGTTATTTATGATCCACAAGTTTATTCTATTTTAACGGGAGTCCCTACTCCTATTTGGCATTTAGTACCATTTCCTATTTGAGTATTCCCATTACTGCCAGTTCCGAAAGCAATCGGATAACCATTAGAAACTACTCCGTTTTCATCTATTACGAATAAGTAAGCGCTTGAGTTATCTGTAAAACTGCCTTGGTTGACTGTTATGTCAATTCTATCACCTGTAGCATCCCATCTTGTTGGGATTTGTATCTCTCGATGAGTACAGTTGTTATAAGTTTGGTTATCCCCTATTTCTACTCTCGCCCATGAGTTGTCTAAATATATATCAGAAAAATGTTGTATAACACTATCTGACGGGGAACCTATATTAGTATTGAATAGTCCCATCATAATTGATTTTATATTCTTATTAGCGCCCGTTGTCCTCGTGTTTATAGCTTTGCCGATTTTATCTATTGCTAAAAGCTCATTAGGGTCAGAAAGGTATGAAGAAATAAATCCATCTGTATTATCTAAAGAAGACCTCTTCCACAATAACATTGTCATTTGCCATTTTCCAGATATTACCCCATGGGTTCTATTATTATTAATAGGATCTTGTGAAATAAATTCCGCATTCCAGATACCTGTGCTATGATCTTTTAACCCAGATGAATAGTATTGTGTAGCTATAAAAAAAGATGGGACATTTGACGCACCTATATATGCACTCGCATCAGGCAATACCATCCAAGATTTTTGTTGCCAATTAGTATTTGGTGTTACATCAAGATCTTCCATAAGCCAGAAATACACGACACCCTTTTCATCAGAATCACTCCAAATGTTATTTTTATAAAACCAAAGTGCATATTCATTCCCTATCTGATTTTGCTTCGCTGATCGTGTGCTATATGCACTTCTACCAGTATCTGAAAATACCGCTTTATCTGTTGTTGTTTGCGTCCAATATCCACCAGTATCTATCGGCTCCCCAAGGGTTCCCCCTTCGAAAGTTTCAAACTTTCGAGGTGCTGCTATCGGCTTGATTCCAGCCCCTGTAAGTATTATTGTCTTAGACAATCCATCGGTAAGATCACCAGAGATACTTATGTTTTCTGGTGCAGAATATACCCAGTTTGGTAATAATATAATAAAAATTAAATATTTAAAATACCTATGCATCATTCTGGGTCTCCAGCTGTGTTATTAAGTACTATTGTTAGTCCATCACCACCAAGGCCAGATGTACCAGTAAAATCATCTGTGCATGTGCTTGAAGCTAATGTTTGCGACTGGTTCGGGTATGCTATCCAACCACCTATTGTGGCTGTATTTGATACTGATATAACTAAAAAGTAATCTGTTGTATCAGAAAGTGTAAAAGTTCCTAAATCCATATTCAACCAACCTGACACTGCTGGTGCAGTCCCAGAAATAGTACTTAATACAGAGCCGTTGGATGTTTGTATGCTAAAACATATAGTCCGACTGTTGCCAACTGTAAAATATATATGTACCTTGGACGCAGCCCCACCTGTTGAGGTGTACAACGTCCCATAACTACTGCCGTTGAATAAGTTTATACTACCGTCATGTATTATAGTCCCAAGACTACCGCTATTTGCTGTCTGTGTACTATTAGTGTATCCAGCCCAACTCTTTAAGTCATCCATTAGTAGTTCCCCTATGGATAAGTATTTTGCACCCATCCAGTTAAACGATCTTATTTGTTCTTGTTCCTGAACAAGCAACTCTGATCTTAAGGGAAGTTCTAATTCAGTATTATCGTGTACAAGCTTCGCCAATATTTCCTCAACTATAATCGAAGACTCAGTTCCAGCCTCTGATGGGTTAGTACCATAGGCATATCTAATTGTTTTTGCACCAGTTATTGCAGTATGGTTTACAACAATGGTGTTTGCATTTTGCCAACTCGCAGTTGACGAAACTTCGTTTGTGTCATCTAAAACGTCTACGCCAAGTATAACGTTTGCGTCAACTGGTAAGAAATCCGTTCCCTTATCGTGCTTTATATGCAATAACGTTTGTGTTGTACTTATTGTTTCGTACCCAGTAATAACTGGACCAATTCCGTCAGACGGCAAGCCAAGTGCTTCCAACACTGCACTCGCCACACGTTTACCTGATTTTGTTGTTGCGTTTAGCTCTTGAAGATGTATACCATCAGATGCAACTTCAAGATCCTCATGTGAGCCACCAAAAAATACGTCAATATTATTATTTATTAAATCTTTTTGCTTTTCCCTTATTGCTTGCCAATTGCTATCCGTCCAACCATATTCGTCTTCATCGGTCGTTCTAATCATGTATACAATAAATATTGGTAAGTCTTTTGTGGCTGTAGCATCCTTGTAATTAATAACCCGACAAGACGTTATTCCAGTATTCATAGATGTAATGTAATCAGGATAAGATCCAGGTGACATAGCTTCCGATTCACCATTTATGTAAATCATACCTTCTA